TATTGTATGACTATACCTTGATAGATTGCACAATGCGTGGTTATAATTACGGAATCTTAAAGTATTTAAGAGGTAAATTTTAAAAGGAGAATCATATGGATAATATAAATCATCCAAAGCATTACTTGGTAGGTGGTATAGAAGCAATAGATGTCATTGAAAGTCGCTTGACAAAAGAAGAGTTTATTGGATATCTTAAGGGTTGTAAGATGAAATACGACTTACGTTACCCTTTTAAAGGCAAGTTTGAGGAAGATTTAGACAAGTCTGAATGGTATAAAAATAAACTATTAGAAATAGTTAAAGATGAAGATGTTGTTAATCCACCAGAGGTTGCTGCTCAATTACAAAGACTAGAAATGGTTGATGATTAACATTCCGATCAAGGATGAAATTGTTAGTCATTGTAGAAGTTTACTAAAAAAAACTAACTTTGGTAATAGAGGTGTTGCTGATGGCAATGCCTCTGAACAGTTAAGAGGTATTGTAGGTCAGTCTGTTGTTTTAGATTTTTTAGGATTACCATTCATTGAATCTAATGGATTTGATAATGGAATAGATTTTACATATAAAGATAAAACGTATGATGTAAAAACTATGGGAAGAAATTGTGAGCCAAAGCCATACTTTGTAAATAATCTAATTGGATTGCAAGATAAATACAAAGTAGATAGATACATATTTTGTAGTTTAAATAGAACCAATATGATATTAACTATTTGTGGCTGGATAGATAAAAATGATTTTATTGAAAAAGCTAGTTTTTATAAAAAAGGTACTGTAAGAACTAGAAGTGATAATACATTTTTTCAAACAAAAGCTGATTTGTATGAATTACAAAACAAAGAATTGAATGATTTTAGTTTAATCGTCTAATTCTGGCACTTCTGAATAAACGGAAAGCCCATCACCACTAATTTCGATGTGGCTTCCGTCATCTAACATTATAATAAGCACGTCTTCACCGTAATAGGCTTCTGCTTCTACTACCATTTTGCCTACCATGTGCTCACATAACTGTTGAATGTTCATAATTTTCCTTATATGCTGATAACTGATTCTTTTGTAACTTGTTCTGATTTCACTGATCTGCTCCATTTACCACATCCTTGACATTGGAATCGTTGATAGTGTCGTGATAAATTAACTGCTGAACCACGCTTTTGTAATTTGCTAGAACCGCAATTTGGACATACTGTATTTGCGGAATACGCATTGTGGTTAGGATGATTTTTAATCCATGCTTTAAACTTGTCATAAACTTTTTCAAGTAGTACTACATCGTTTTTATTGTACTCTTCCATAGTCTTCCAAGCTTTACGATCATCGTTCATACACTTAACCCACAATGTATGACCTTCATGTTCTGTTTTAGAACCTAAACCTAAAGCCTGTGATACATAATCTAGTTTGTTAGAAACAAACCTAAATTGTCTTCTTGCTACTTGTAATAAATCTATCTGTTTGGCAGGTGCTGGAGGCGGCATACCTGCTAATAAAAACTCTTTGTGTAGTATGGGTATGTCAAACCTAGAACCGTTGTAGTGAACGATGGCATCAGCTTCGTCAAGAAGTTTGTGTACAGAGTCTAGCATCTTTTGTTTGCCAGATTTTTGAATAGAATCAAACATGATTTTAGATTCACCGTACCACTTGGCTGCATAGCAAAGGGTATAAGATGATTCTAATAATTGATTTATAGAGATGTTCTGGTCAAAGATACCCCAGACATGAGCAGTATTTGGTGCTACTTCTATATCAATAAGTAAAATTTTCATAATAACCTTTAGTTATAAGTTTACTTATTATATACCAAGAAATAGTCTGCGTTCATCCAATCTTCTGTTTTGTAAGCCTTTTAGGACTTTACCACCAGCTCTACAATATTTAACTAGCGATTCCATAGCCGCTTCTTTATCGTTACGAAGCAACGCTTGACGGATGGTTGAACGCTGAAAGCATCCAAGACCCAGATTAAAGCGAAAGCTGACAAGAGCGTCAAACTCATGTTGTCGTAAAGGCACGTTAGGTAACATCTTATGTACTCCCAACTCGAAGCGATTGAGGTCGTGTTTAAGAATTCCATCTATTTCCTCGTTTGTAAATGTTTTATTCCACGCTTCTGGAAGAGACTTGCCATCTCCAATAAGATGACCCACACCGACAGTCCATAAACCAGCAGGACACTTGTAAGGCTTATTACGAACACCTTCATGATGTCGGATTAACTTGATAGCCTCTTTAGATACTTTCACGTTTCTTTTCCCATGTACGAGAGCCGAAATAAAAACCAATGATAGATGCAGTAATAGCCATTTCTTCAGAACCAAAAACTTCTTGAGATGCTACTACAAAGTCTACACCAGACCACATAGCCCATACTAACGAAATAAGGTTGATAAGCACTAACTCACCTACAAAGATAAAGGCTACTACAGGTCTAACCATAGCGTTCCAGTTCTTAACTGTAGGGCTTGCATTTTCTACTAGCTTCTTATCGTGGTCGTATAATGCTTCACGTTCTTGTGCGTATGTTTGAACTTCTATTTGGTCTAGCTTAATAGCTTCTATCTTTTCTTGTGATATAAAGCCTGCTTTAGCTAATTCTAATTCACGTTCTGTTTGTAGTTTAGCCATTTCTCTTTCATGCTTTTGGTCACCCTTTTGCTGAAAGAAACCTAAAACACTAGGTAAGCCTGAAGTAGCAAAACCTAATATACCTGATAGAATACTTAACATCTATAACTCCTTTGGATCAAAGCCATACATTTTGGCTACACGTTTTTGTAATTTAAGAAACAAGCCTTTATGACTTGTGTACTGCTCTGTTTTTGGTGAAACTGTATATACACACATATGCAATATTTCATGGCAAAGTGTAATTAACACAGGGTATAAGTGAGAATGTCTTGCAGTAGATATAGTAATAACATGTGGCTCACCTTGTTCTGGTGGTTGATATTCTCCACATATAGCATTGTCATTTACGATAACAAAGTCTACTTTAGATGCTGGTGGTAATTTGTATTCATCAAATATAGGCATCTCTATAATTGCACTATAGAGGTTAGCTATATTATTTTCTGTAATGAATGTCATTTTGATAATGGGTTCATTGTGCTACGTTTAACAGTATTTAGTTTATCATCCATTGCATTTACGGTTGCTTCTAATTCTTTACGCAGACCTGATACCATAGCTGAAGTCTCACGAGAGTTGGCAATAGCGTCTGAAGACTTTTCACTAGCTTTCATTATAGACTCTGACAGTTGGTATTGTCTTTCATTTATTGCTTTAACTTGTATTTCTAAACCATTTAATTTAGACTCTATGGGAGCTAAATCTAAACTGTCAACAGCTTCAATTGCCGTAACCATCTTGTTGTAAAAAGTTATGCCTGCGTATGCCGAGCCAGCTACTATTGGCAATGCTATTAAAATCAATTTCAGAAGTGCCGAGCTGGATAAGCTCAAGCTGAAGGTTTTGATTTTTTCCGAACTCATTGTTTATCTCCGTATCAAATTTAAATGCGTCTGTTATTTCTATTTGTTGTATAATAGGTTTGTTAAGTATTTCTAATGAAAGGACTATTCCAAAACCATGTACAAGCTCTTTACCCTTTGGTACGTCAAGTTTAGGACTCTCCTTGCTCTCATTCTTTTGTTCAGTCTTTGGTGGGTCTTTTGGGCTGTCTTCTTTTGCTTTTGGCTCACTTTTAGTTTCTTGTTTTGGTTGTTCAACCTTAACAGGAGCTGACTCTACTTTAGGTGGTTCAGGTGCAGCTAATGGGTTTACTTCTGGAGCACTAGCAGGTGGTGGTGCAGGAGGTGGATTATTTACAGGGTTAAGGGGTGAGCTAGGGCTAACTGGAGAACTCACGTTAGTGACGTTTGTAGCACTCTTAACACATGTATTGTTTGTTTCTACCCAACCATTCCATACAGGACTTCCATAAGGGTCTGGGCAAGATGAAATGTTAGTTTCTGTAATAGAACCTACATAGTCTGCTTGACAGGCTAGTTGCCTAGTTTCAACACTTGCCTGACACGTTGGAGGGTCTTGTGTGCAGTTGTTGCTAGTTTCTGTCCAAGCTGACCAGCTTTGCGTAGAACAACTAAAATTCCTGCTTTGATTAACAGCACCGCTATAGTGAGGTAACGTACAAGCTGTGGTTTGATTTTCAACCAAGTCTGAACAAGCAGGTGTTTGATACGCACCGCATATTGGGTCACTTGGGTTATAAGATACGCACCAATAGTCTTTAATTGCAATGATTGGATCAATGCCATGACATACGAGAGAACCTTGAAGCATATAGCCTTCAGGCGTTGGAGTATAGTTGCAATACCAAGCATAAGCATTATTTACCTTTGTTAGTGATAGAAGTAGTAATAGGCTCGTCAGCAACAAGCGGTATCGTGTATGTATCGCCATATAGTTTCTTGAATATAGAAGGGTTACGTTCATACCAACCACGTTTAGCAGCATCACCAATAGAACCATTTATAGGACATGGTGAGCCTGACTGTATCATGGCTTCAAATACTCTATCGTCTTGACACAAGATAGATACTGCTGCAACTTTAAGACCTAAATCATTAAGAGTTTTAGCCAGTTTAATGCGTTCACAATTAACGTCTTTATAGCCAGAGCCACCACTTAAGCCAAACAATGTACTAGATACAGAACCAGTAACAGGAACAATACAAACGTCTTGGCTAAAAGCACTTATAGAAGGGCTAATGGCACTAGGTGGTGGTTGACCTTTATAGTTAATAGTAGTAGTATCAGCGTGTGCAGTATGAACCATAAATAAAACAAGTAAAACAATAATTGTCCAACTAAATATTTTAGAAAATGTTTTCATGTTACATAAATTTATGAGTTAATAGAAATACAATCACAAAACTTGCTGTACCTAAAAGGATTTGTTCTAATCGTTTTAGTCTTGCATTTATTTGTTCGTAACGTAATGCACATACTTCTTCGTGTGTACTTAATCTTGATTCTACGTCTGACTTCACCATCTTATCCTTTCGGAGCGTTATATAAGTTTATAGGGGGTAGGTATAAATCGTGCCATTCAATCATAGAAGACTCTTATAGTCTTCAGGATTGGTCATGTACGGAGCTAGTAAACCAGCTGCATTTATAAAATTTGTTGGTGCAGTAGTACCTACTATTGGATTCAATTTTAATGCTTGAGGTAAAGAATCAAAAGGAGTAAGTTGAACACCAGAATATGGTTGACCGCCAGTTTTAATGGCATCAATTACATTTTGCAAGTTTTGTTTACCTAGTTGACCAGCAACTCTTCTAGATATTGCTTTAGATGCAGGAACTACATTAGCACCAAGAATTGCACCAGCTGGACCACCAACCTTTAAACCAATTAAAGCTGGAAGGCTTAAAGATGCTAC